ATTATACTGTATCACTATGATACACTTCTGTATCAACCGCAGCAGAAATCAGTCAGGATTTATAGATAATCCTTCCTTTGGTGGTGTTCTGGAACAATCTTCCCAAGATCAATAGTTAGTAACCCATCCTCAAAAGCAACTGATCTAACTTCCGTCTCGTCGCTGAGGGTCCATGATCTCGTGAATGATCTCTGAGCCACTCCTCTATGAACAAAAGTTCGTTGGGTCTCAACATCTCCTTTTTGTCCTTCGACAAAAAGTTTACCGTCCTGTGTGTAGACATTAATTTCTTCCTTTTTAAAACCTGCTAACGCTAGTTCTAAGCGGTATTCTACATTGCTTAACTGAACTAGGTTGTATGGAGGATAGTTAGTTTGCGTCTCGTGCAGCGTCCCAAGACGGTCAAAGTAATCATCCATACCAATACTGTACCTATTTATACGATCCATAAGATCGGGCAGGTCCTTAGTATGAAACTTCATTAAGTTTCCCATGGTTATTAGCTCCTATAAAAGCGAGTTTGTGTTGTGTGATCCCCGAAGGCAATCACACATATTTATTGTGTGTCATAAAAAAACGGGGTGGTGAACCCCGTATTTTTTTATTCGGTTACTTCAACCTTTTTCTTCTTTGCCCCAATATTGTACTTAGTTTCGAGAATCCAGTCTTGCTTGTCTTTATAAGCAAGTACTTTAATCTGATTAAGCGGAGCGATATCTTGAATTTTAGTGACATCTACAATACCAATAAGACCCCAATCAGCAAGCAATTGAGCAATACGGTTGCGGCGCTGGACATCATTAACGGTGAGATTTGCGTGCTTTCCATCTAACGCAAATAATTCTTTAAAATGTACCAGATAATATCTACCTTGCTTGTGCAAGATATGGCAAGACTGATAGATTTTCTTTTCTTTCCTTGATGCTACGCCAATACGGGTCAAAGTTTCACGGACTTTCAGAAAGTCATCAGGTTCGTTCAGAACCACTTCAACCATTTGTTCGGGCGTCCACTTCACCTCAGGTTCTTGAACGACGCTCATTTTTTCCTCCAGTTTCAAATTTCGATTTAATAAAATTAAGTTGTTCTTCTGTAAGAATCTTCAAAACTTGTTTTGCCTTCTCATTACTATAACCATAGTATTGTTTGACATAATCAAGATCTTTGACCTTATCTTGTCGGAGCCAGGGAGAAAACCTCTTCTTTTTCCTCAGACTATTTAGAAGAAAATCATATTGCAACTTCTTTGGGAGGAAATGATGCACATTCATCTCATTAGCAAACATAATTGCATCAAGATGACCAGAGAAACATCGATTCACAATGTAAGGTGGATATTCTTTTTCAAGTGATGGATCTTCGTCAATCAGATTCTCTTTGGTCTGATTGATGCTGTTCAACCAATCCTTCAATTCCATAATTAAAAAGCAGTAGTTCTTTACGTTTTTTCTGTTCTCTCATATACTCACCAACTGAACGCATCGTATAGGTAAGATCAAACTCAGCAGCGTTCCAATCAGTAAATCTATCTCTAACCAGTTGATCAGAATTATAACTTACTAACTGATGCAATTTAGATGCAGAACAGTCAGCAGCAAACTTATCGTGATCGAATCCCTTATGCATCGATCCCTTCTTACCATACAAATTATCCTTGATATCGTATGGTGGGTCAAGGTAAACAAAAGCATTACCTTGATGATTCAGAACGTAATCATACGAATAATTGGTAATGCGCCAGTTCTTAATTATTTGTGAATATCCTGGCAGTTTATCAATACCTTTCAGAGAGAAGTTTGATTCACTTGCTTGGGCAGAGAATGAACTGGATTCAGTAAGACCAGAGAAAGAACATTTATTGACAACGTAGAAAGAAACAGCACGATGGAAATTTTCACTGTCTTCCAAAGGTCTTGCAAGATATTCCTTTGCATCAAGGAACAGATTCTTTGCACTAACTGGATCAATATGACGATATTTAAGTTGAATCAACTCATCACGCATCTCACGACCAAACATCTGGAGTTGCTGCCAGAAGTTGACCAGAGGTTCATACAAATCGTTGACCCAGATTTTTACATCTGGATACTTTTTAGTGATATGAATAGAAACGCTACCACCACCAAGAAAAGGTTCACGGAATTCACCATACTCCCTGATGTCAGGGAAGTATTGATCCATCTTGGTACAAGCGCGAGACTTACCGCCTGGGTAGCGTAATGGAGTTTTCAGGGATTTCATAATCAGGTTTGTTGTATTTCAAAAATTCCCAGAAGGTAAGTTTCATTTCCTTGTGGGTCATACCACAATGCTTTGCAGCAGCAGGTAGAGTCATCTTAGCACGGAATAGTGCTTCATTTGCCTCTTGAACATTTTGAGGCGTAGTTTTCACTCTTGGTTCAACCAAGGTTTTATAATCAATTTTAAGAAGACTCACAACAAATCTCCATAGGGAGTATCATCTTTATGTAGAAGAACTCCATCAACCTTATCCATCAGGTCAAGCATACTTCCATGCATCAGACGGTATCCATATCCGACATAAAGTTGTCCGAAGAATACTGTTAGTGCCATAAATGCCCAGAAGTAATAATAGAACCTAGACTTAACTTGTGCTCTTAGTTTTGTTTTCATAGTACCAATTTCTTACTAGGTTTTTGAATCACTGAAAACATACTCTCGTATTGTTCGATGATCTCTTCTTGCGTATCAGCAATGTAGACCACATACTTTTTAGTTACTTCCAGTTCTTCACCCTTTCCTTTGAGAAGAGGAGACCAGGGAGCAAATCCCATCTGACCCTGACCAGTAGGAACAGCAACAATAGGATTACAGAAGACAATAGAGTCTTCTTTTTCTTCAATCAGATCTGCAACGACATCTTCGCCAGACCACATACGAATCAATTTAACATTCATTTGAATTCACACTCCACCATAATTTCGGTTAAACAAGCAAGCATATTTATCTCTTGGTCTGCTACGAACGCTGCCTGATACTGATACTTAGCGAGAACAAGGACAGCAGCAGGAATAGAACCAGGAACCAAGGCTTCGTAGCAAGCGTCATAAATGCGACGCAAAAGTACAGTAGTATCATTGTCCAGATTACTAACGATCCACTTTCGTACCTCAGCAAAGTTTTTAGTCTTGAGATTTTTGACCAGTTCATTTACAGCAACATCAGAGAACGTAGCAAGAATACCAGCATCAATCTTTCCACTGACAGAATAACGTTGAATCTCATTGAGAACACGACGCCAGTCAGGAAAGTGTTTGTTAACAAGTTCTACCAGGACCTTGTTATCATATTCAACACCTTCTGAATCCAAGATTTCTTGGAGACGTTTGAAGAACTGGGCGGCAATGACTTGTCGATCTCTTCCTTTGATTCCAAACTCAACGACGGCACATCGCGAGTGCAGGGGTTCAAGGATTTTATTTTTGTAGTTACATGTGAAAATGAACCGACAGTTACCAGCAAATTCCTCAATAAACG